TAATACACAACAATATGATGCAAAGAAAATGGTAGGTATAGATCCAGTACTAGGAGATATAGTTATTGGACAAAATGAATTGATTATTCTAAGAGGTGGTTGGAGTAATAGAAATGGTGTCTTTTTTAGTGAGGATCCAAAGACTTCAACAGGATTCAGTTCTGTGAATATTATATGGAAAGGTGTAACACCTAGAAAATAATTTATTCAGATTCATCTAAAAACTCTTTAAAAATTTCTTTTTTATTATCCAACACGAAACTGTGTATATAATACGCTAGCATTTTATAGTTTTTGTATTCGTATATATTATTAAGATTATAATCTTTTAAAAAATTTTCATCAGCAGAAATCATATAATTATCATCTGGATCAAACCAATAACCTATCTGATATATTTTATCTTTTATTTTCATTGATAATAGAACGGCAACTCCACCTCCAATTTCTCCGAGATAGTCTATAACTGATATAAAGTTAAAATCATCTTCCATTTTAAGAAGCCTTATTTTTTATATATATAATAAAAATAAGGTTTCAAATGGCTTTAAAAGACGTAAAAGATTTAGTTATAAGATATCCAGGTCATCCAAAATATGAACCCGGTAGAATTGTTGAGGATGATGAAATAGAAGTAATCGTCCAGAAATTAGAAATGATACTTTTTACTAATAAAGGTGAGGTTCTAGGTGACAATGATATTGGATGTAATCTAGAATATTATTTATGGCAGACTAGAATTACAACAGGTAATCTAAAACAAAAAGTTGAGGAACAAATCACAAAATATATTCCAGAACTTATTAGATTAGGCTATACTTTTGATGTTTTATTATATGAAGGAACATTAAGAGATATTTTGTATCTAAATTTTGTAATTAAGGGCTATAACATAGAATTTATATTCGAATAATATGGCGGAGAAGTTAGAAGAATTTATATTAACTACTGAAATAGTTAATAATATAGAGGAAAAAGAAAATTTAGGTAAGGTACTCAAGAGACATGAGAAATTGTGGTTCGCGAATACTAGAGGTGTGCGAAAAGCAAACTTAGTTTTTGCAATGACTGATGATGAATTTGAGGAGTATATCAAATGTAAAATTAATATACATTATTTTGCTGAAAGATATTGTCAAATTAAAAGAGAAGATGGTTCAATTGGACCTATGAAGCTTCGAGATTATCAGAAGGATATTATAGACTTATATACAAAGAATCCTAGAAGTATTTTAATGGCATCCAGGCAGACTGGTAAATGTATATCATTTATAACCAATATACTAGTGATTTCAAAATCTGGCGATACTATTAAAGTTCCAATAGGGCTTTTGTACTATAATGAATTGAAAAAAGATAGAAAATTGACATTATTAGAAAAAATTAAAATTATGTTATACAATTTAATATATAAATTACAATAATTTTTCCATTTTGACTAAAAGCGACCAGAAAATATTTATATATACTAATAAAAAAATATGGAAAACGATAATTTAATAACTTGTAAAATATGTGGATTTAAATCACAAAGGATTTATGGTAGACATTTAAAGTCTCATGGGTTAACTTCGGATGATTATAAAAAAAAGTATCCAGGTGAGCCATTATATTCGGAAATTGATGCTAAAAATACATCAAAAAATAGTGGAAAACATATGAAAGAAGAAAAATATAAAAAAATGTTTTCTGAAAAAATAAAAGGTGAAAAAAATCCGAATCATAAGTCAAAAACAACTTTAGAACAAAGACAAAAATGTTCCCCTTTTTCTGAAAAATTTGTTAATTATAAAGATGAAAATCAAAAAAATGAATTTATTAAAAAAGTTTGTGATAAAAAATCGTATACTACTAGGTTAGATTATTGGATAAATAAAGGTCTGTCTGATAATGAAGCAAAAGAGAAATTATCAGATAGACAAAAAACGTTTACATTAGAAAAATGCATTCAGAGATACGGTGAAGAAAAAGGTAGAAAGATATTTACTGAAAGACAGGAGAGATGGCAGAAATCTTTAAATGAAAATGGAAATTTAAAACAAGGCTATTCAAATGCGTCACAAGAGCTATTTTATTCTATATTAAAATTTTATGATTTTGATAAAAAAAATAAGATATATTTTGCTACTAAAAATTCAGAATTTAGATTGAATAAAAAGGAAGGTGGTGTTTGGATATACGATTTTGTTGATTTGCCAAATAAGAAGATTATAGAGTATAATGGTGATGAATATCATGCAAACCCTGAAATGTTTGAATCGGATGAATATCCACATCCATTTAGAAAAAATGTAACAGCTGCGGAGATTTGGGAAAAAGATAGAAAAAAATTAGAAGTTGCAAGAGAAGAAGGATTTGAAGTTATAACAATATGGGATTCTGAATATAGAAAGAGCAAAAAAGATACATTAGATAGATGTTTATCTTTTTTAAAATTAAAAATTGAAGAAAATGCTTAAAAATTTTAATAAATTTAGCAATTTAAAATTATTTGAAAAGGTAGATGAATATGTTTCTTTACTAATGTTAGATATACATGAGAAATTAAATAATATATCAGATAATGATTATTTTATAGATTTTTCTGAAAAATATGGTTTTACGTCGTCAATTCATATTGATAGAAATATTCTTAAAACTATTTCTGTATATCATGCACAAATATCAGTACAAGAAATTATTAAAGAAAATTTTAAAAAAAATGATATTAATATTTATATAGAAGATGATAATGTTGATATAAATAAAATTTATACTTTACTATCTCATGAATTTTCGCATTATTATCAATTGATATCCGGAGAAGATAAATATTTCACTTCTTTTAATAGAATGATAAATATTGAAAATTTTAAAAATTCAGTAAAAAAGTATAAACATGATTTTTTGAATTATATTTATTATAATTTTGAACATGAATTAGATGCTAGAGTTAATATGACATATGAAGGTTATTTATATTCTAAATTAAAAACATTAGAAGAAATGTATGACAGATTTTATGAAAATGAGTTATATAAAATGTTAGTATTTTTATCAAATTTCAATTCAATTAAGATGATAAAAGAATATGTAAAGGATGATTTATTAGATTTGACAAATCAGTTTAATCTTCTATATGATATTGATCAAATAAATATATCTCAAATAAATAAATATTATAAAAATTGGGAAAATATTTTTAAAGAAAATTCAAGTAAATATATAGAAGAAAGTAAGGATGCAATAAAACAAGCATTTAGTAAACAAAAAAGATATGAAGAAAGTTATTCATATTGTTACGATGAATCTCCTTTATATGAAAACAATTCTTATGATATGGACGATGAAATAATGAAATTGGTAAATAAATTCAAAAAATTACCATTATGATAAAGAATATATTATGATTAAAAATTTTATTAAAAATATTATATATTTTATTATTCAACTAATTGAAAAGTACGAATTTCGTAATTTTAATCCTAATGAGGATGATATATTAAAGAAATTTGTGAATACCATTTTTTTAGATAATGAATTATTGGTGAAAACTGATTATGGTATGGTTCCAGTTACAGAAATAAATATAACCCAACCATTTCAGAGATATAAATTAGAACTAGAAAATGGTTTATCATTAGAAGGAGCAGATACACATATTGTTTTTTGTAGAGACCACGAACAAAAAATGTTAATAGATTTATCCCATAATGATTATGTATTAACAAATAAAGGTGAAAGTAAAGTTAAATCAATAAAGAAGTTAAAAGGCAAATTGTCTATGTTTGATTTGTCTATCGATACTCCAGAAATGAGTTATTACACAAATGATATACTTTCACATAATACTGTTTCTGCAGCAATTGTAATTTTACATTTTGTCTTATTTAATGATGATAAAGGATGTATGATTGTTGCCAATAAAGGTAAAACCGTTAAAGAAATTATCAGAAAAATTAAAGATATTTATAAATTATTACCTTTCTTCTTAAAGAAAGGTGTAACTAACTGGAATGAAACACAGGTTGCTTTTGAAAATAATTCACGTATTCAGACAGAAAATAGAACAAAAGAGCCATCAATTGGTTTTACAATTGACCTTTTATATCTTGATGAATTCGCTCATATACCTGATAATTTTATTAGAGATTATTATGGATCTATTATTCCTGTTGTTTCTTCAATTAATAATTCAAGAATTATTATTACATCCACACCAAATGGATTTAATATGTTCTGGGAATTACTTACTTTTGCTGAATTACCCGATGATGATCCAAATAAAAATCCGTATAAGGCTATGCGAGTCTATTGGAATCAGGTACCGGGCCGCGAAGATACTAAAATTAAAATACTTGATGTTAAACTCAAAAAATTTGGATTTAATAAAGCGCAGGTCTTAAGAATTATAAGAGAAGATTATGATATAACACTCTATAAAAAACACATCAATGATGATATTATAGATTGCGTTAAATATGATGTAAATGATGAAAAGACTTATATAGACAACATAAGAAAGATAAGAGTAAATGGAATACCACTTCCGGAATTAGCAGTAGTAACAAATTGGCAAGAAGAAGAAACAAAACTTATTGGTTCAGCAGAGAAGTTCGATCAAGAATATGGATTACACTTCGTTACTGGTGACAAAATTCTATTTAATAAAGAGACTATTGATTTATTAAAGAGTAAACAAGTACCTTTTGATTATATGAATATTCAACAATTTAATAAATTAAATATACCGTATGATTCATTAAAATTTATAAGAGATACTAGTTTATTTAATCCATTCAAATCAAAGGAGTATTATATACTGATATCGCTTGATTTAGCAGAAGGATTAGCAAAAGATTATTCGGTTATTAATATCTTTAGATTAATGTTAAGAGATAGAGAGGAAATTGAAAAATATAAATATGAAAGCTTATATGATTTGTTTAAAATAGAACAGATTGGACTTTATCGCAATAATTTGTATTCTATACGAGAAATCGCTCATATATTCTATTTAATAGCATTTGAATTATTTGATCCGGAAAAAGTTAAGGTTGTATTAGAAATGAATACCTATGGTGGTGAGTTTTTAGCACATTTACCTAATGTTTTTGATGGAAATAATGATTATTCGAATTCTGTTTTTTTAAGATATAAACATAATAGAGAAGATATAGTAGGTAAAATAGGATTGAAATTAAATAAAGATAAACATTTAATTATAGATAAAGAATTTCAACAGGCAATAAGAAGTAGAAGAATGGTTCTACATAACGATATAAACATAAGTGAGATAACGACATTTAGTAAGCATGAAACATTCTCAGGTAATGTAACATATAAAGCTGAAAGTGGAAATGATGACGTAGTTATGAGTACAATAACGTTATCTACATGTTTTGACAATGTTGGTTATAAAAATCTTTTAGATATGATGACCAATAATAATTTACAAGGGGATGAATTAAGATTTGTAGAGAATGTAGTTAGTAAATCTAATAATTCAGTTGGATTAATTGGTGCTTATAATAGAGTATATAAACGTAGACCAGAGATTAATAATTCAAGATATCCGAGATGAAACTTAATTAAGGAAAAATTTTGAAATAAAAAATCAATCTTTAATTTTTATTTTATCTATAAGATATAAATCAAAAACTATATGGTTGATATTTCTTATAAATTTTCAATGTCTATAAATCAATTAGCACTTTTTATAGAAAAAATTCATGATCTTTTATCAATAGATGACGAAGTCTTAATTAAGGTTGGTAAAGATAAAATGTTGCTGTATTCTATTGTTGGTGAAAAAATGAATGTTAATGCATTTAAGTCTTTTATCTATGATACTTCCGAATTTTTCACATTTGATGATGATATTCAAAAAGAGATAAGATTTATTATAACTAATGGAACTAAGTTCGAAAGCTCTTTAAAAAACTTCTTAGATTATAGAGAAGATATAAAGTGTGAGTTTTTTATGAATGATGATACATATGCAGACAATTTTAAATTAAAAAACTCTAAACTCAAATTTAGTATCAATGGTGGCGATCTAAGAGCAATGAATACATCTATTGATATAGAAAAAATTAATAAAACTATAAATAAAGATAATATTGATTTTAAATTTATGCTAGATAAGAATTCCTATGCTAAAATTAAAAAAATGATGGCTATAGATAACGAGAACGATATTCTAACTCTTAATGTTATTAGTAAGGAAATTGAAATAGGTGAAAACAATTGGAATCTAAAGATTTGTGATATTGAACACGATGATTTAAGTATAACATTTCCTAAAAAATATTTTAAATCTATTACATTTACTGATGAAGAAATTAATATTTATGTTTTTGATACATTCTTGTTAGTGGATAATCAAAATACTAATCTATTAATAGCATTAGAATTAACTGTCTAATTATGTCAAAGAATTCAGAAGCAACTATAAATCTAATCGATTATTTAATTAGAGAATCTAAATTAGAACATACTGAATTTAGGTTGATTGTTAGAGATGGTGGAGAAGATTGTTATATTCATGTTTTGAATAGAGGAAGTGAAACATATGATTTCTCATTAAATATTCCAGTTAGAATAAAAAGAGAATTGAAATTAGAAAAACTTAATAATATTAAAAAATAAAGATTATGGGAACAAGAGGTTCAGTTGGTGTAATTTATCAGAAAGAAGTAAAATTAGGATATAATCAATTCGATTCATATCCAGATGGATTGGGTTTAGAAACATTAGATGTTATATCTAAAGTCAATAAAGAGGATGGTTGGGATGATCTCAAGAAGAATATTGCGAATCTCAAAAATATTAAAGAAAACGAAATCAAAGATCCTAAAATTATTGAAAAATATCGAAAATATTCAAATTTAGGTGTGGGTCAACAAAAACTGACAGATCCATATTGTTTATTTCGAGAATTACAAGGAACTGATTGGATAGATGAAACTTATAAGGGTAATATTGAGCATTATATATTTAATAATAAATTTATAGAGGACTCTTTATTTTGTGAATATGCTTATATTATTAATCTAGATACCATGAAACTTGAGTTTTATAATGGTTTTCAGAAAAAACCTCAAAAAGGTAATATTTTTGGTGATGTTCCTAATGGAGAAGGATATTATCCTTGTAGATTAGTAGGTGTTTTTGATCTTTTAGATATTAATGATGATAGTATAGTAGATAAAATGAATAATATTATTGAAACAGGAAAAGATGATCCTTCAGTAATTAATTATTTTAGAAAACCAAAATTAGATATTATAAATTCAAAATGAATTATACTTGTTTTACCGGTGGTGCCAAAGGTGCAGATTTTATATTTGAAATAGAATCTATAAAAAAGGGATTCAAGGTAGTTGCATATTCTTTTGAAGGACATAATACTAGATCAGGTAATAGATTAATTTTAAATCAAAAACAATTAGACGAAGGTTTTGAGCATATAAAAATTGCAAATAAAAGATTATTTAGAAATCTTAGTAATTTGGAGACTTATGTAAAAAAATTAATATCAAGAGATTGGTTTCAAGTTGAAAGTTCTGATGCTATTTTTGCCGTTGGTATTTTAGATGATCAGAATGTTCAAGGCGGTACAGGTTATGCAGTAGCTTGTGCAATTGATAGTAAAAAACCAGTTTATGTTTTCGATCAAAATTTTAATTACTGGTTTTATTATGATTATGAGGATAATAAATTTCAAATTTACGAAGAAATTCCAAAATTAACTGAAAAGTTCGCTGGAATAGGTACAAGGTTAATAAATGATAATGGTATTTTAGCAATCAAAAGTTTATTTTTGTAAGAGTAAAAAAGTTATTTTTTATTCTTAATATATATGCTTATGAGTGAAATTTTCATACAAGCATATTGTTGGTCGTGGACAAATAATTATAGAATTAAGTTTAAATTCAGACCTGCAATCTATAATAATATTATTGATTTTCTTCAGCAAAATTCACTAGAATTTATACCCTTAATGGAAATAGATTTCTCTACTATTCCAGTGAATCTTCGTGGTAAAGGCTATAGTAAAAATTTAATTGAATATTTGAATAATAATTCAAGCAATGTTGAGTTGATTAATAGTTTTTTAAAATATTTTATTCTTAATGTAGCACAGATAACAATTCCAGGAAGAGAAAACTTTGTATATGGTTTAGAAAGTACATCATCAGATTGGACAAATATGAAATTTATAGCATCTTATGATAATGCTTTTAAAGATGCAACAACAACCACAACTACTACTGTTGCACCATTAGCAACCACAACTACCACAATAGAACCAATAATGATATCTCCGCCTATTCAAACAACAACAACCACATTAGCATTAGCGACTACTACGACAACTATTTTAGCAACAACAACAACCACATTAGCATTAACGACTACTACGACTACTATTTTAGCAACAACAACTACAACTACATTAACTCCAACGACAACAACTACAACTACAATAGTACTCATAACAACCACTACATTAGCACCAACTACAACCACCACATTAGCACCAACTACAACCACCACATTAGCACCAACTACAACCACCACTACATTAGCACCAACTACAACCACCACTACATTAGCACCAACTACAACCACCACTACATTAGCATCAACCACTACTACTACCATATTGATTACAACCACCACTACATTAGCACCGACTACAACTACTACCACATTAGCACCAACAACAACCACTACATTAGCACCAACAACAACCACTACATTAGCACCAACAACTACAACCTCAACAACTCTAATGAATGTTGAAACATTATTTATATATATAGGATAGAAATAGTATGAAACACGAAGAAATTTTAAAACAAACTCAAGATTACTATCAGGGCACAAATGATAATATCATTTCTGTTGGGTATGGTTTTAAAATTTCAAATGGTGTTATGACGGATGAAAAATCTATAGTTTTTACAGTAAAACAAAAGAAGCCAAAAGAATCATTAACAGAAGATGAATTATTACCATCCAGCATAGAAATTAATGGAGATATAATATCTACTGATGTGGTAGAACGTGATATAAAATTAATATGTGATTCATCATTTTATTCTTGGCAAATTACTCCGCCTTCAAATAGAAATTCATCTAGACCACTGAAAGGTGGTGTATCATGTAGTTCAATGCCAGCAATGTCAGCAACAACTGGAACCTTGGGATTTCTAGCATTAGATGCCAATACCAATACTTTAATTGGTGTTTCTAATAATCATGTCTTAATAAATGATGCATTTTTATGTTCAGAAAGAAGCCAGATAGGATTAATTGCTAATATATCTGGAAATACAGCAAGTCAACCACACGAAAGTTTAACCGATAATTTTCCAATAGGATTGGTTAAAAGATATTATCCAATAAGTTCTGAAGAATATAATTATGTTGATGTCGCTCTAATTACAATTAGATCTGGAAGCACATTTAATTCTGGAATATCTTATAAACAAGAAGGATTAAGTGATAGTATTACTGGACTAGGATTAGATTTTGCAACAACGGAAGAATTAGATGCACTTCTAGATACTGATCCTTATTTATATAGTGCTGGTAGAACAACTGGAGGAAAAGGTGAAGGTACTACAAAACTTAGAATATCATCTATAGGTGATACTACATTGGTAGGACCTTATCATAGGCAAGGTATAGATACAAATGCTACTTTTACTGATCTCATTAGTTTTGTTGCAACATCTGGTTCAACAAGACCCTTTAGTATTTGTAATTATCCTATTTGGCATGGTGATTCTGGTTCAGCTTTGATTGCAGATATTGAAGGTACAAAGAAAATTATCGGATTATGCTTTGCTGGTAGTACTACTGTTGGAGTTGCTTGTAGAATAGATCATGTAGCCGATCTCATTAAAGTCTCAGCTTGGAAAGGTGAAAGTGCTAATTTTTCAAACGAAAATATAGAGCAATATACGGTTAATGAATTGAGTAATCAGGTTTCAATAACTATTTCAGGTAAAACCTATTGGCAGGTAGGATTGATAAACCGCTGAATTTAAATAATAAACTATATTATAAATTATTTATACATAAGCATATGGTGCTTTTGTAATTTAATGTATAAATATGATAAAAGAAAAAGAAATAACTGTAAATATTTCATATAGAAATATAACTCATTATAGAAAATTAGGATATAAGACAAATCTTCACGAATTATTAATAATTAACCCTATACATTTATCATCAGTTTCTCATCAAAAAATTACAGCTATTTGTGATATATGCGGTGTAGAAAAGGAAATAGCATATCATAAATATTTAGAAAATGAAAAAAGATGTGGATATTATGGATGTAAAAAATGCTCAAATCTGAAAAGGAGAATAACATCTTTAGATAGATATGGTACCACCAATTATTCAAAAACAGATGAGTGCAAAGAAAAAATATCAAAAAATAATATGGAAAAATATGGAGTTAAAACTACTTTATTAGAAAAGAATACTAAAGAAAAAATAAATAAAACTATATTTGATAAATATGGAGTTAATGAAATTTTATCTTCATCTGATATAAGAAAAAAAATAATAAAAACAAATTTAGAAAATTGGGGAGTTGATCACTTTTCAAAGTCTGAGGACTTTTATGAACTAACATATAAACGGTGGGAATCAGATGCGTTATTTAAATTAAAGAATTATAATATAATTGAATATAACTTAAAAGACGATAGAACTATAGACATAAAGTGCGATCAAGGTTGTGATCATTATTTTAATATAAGTAGTAAAAATTTATATCAGAGAAAGATGATTCAAAAAACAACATTATGCACAATATGTAATAAATTGGATTATAAAGAATCTGCAAGAGAAATGGAACTTGCAAAATTTATAGAATTGAATTATAATGGAATTATTTTAAGAAATTATAAAGAAGAAATATCTAAAGAATTAGATATATATTTACCAGATTTAAAATTAGCATTTGAATATAATGGAGTCTATTGGCATTCTGATATTTATAAAGATAGAAAATATCATTTAAATAAAACTGAAGAGTGTGAACTTAATGATATTCAATTAATTCATATCTGGTAGGACGAGTGGATTAATAAAAAAGAAATTATTAAATCTATGATATTAAATAAACTGAACAAAACACCAAATAAAATATTTGCTAGAAAATGTGAGATAAAAGAAATTACAGATAATAAATTGATTAAAGATTTTTTGAATCAAAATCATATTCAAGGTTTTGTTGGCTCTAAGTTTAAAATAGGATTATTTTATAATAATGAATTGTGTAGTTTAATGACATTTGGAGCAAATAGAAAAAATTTGGGTAATATAAATTTAATTGATAAGTATGAGATGTTAAGATTTTGTAATAAATTAAATGTTAACGTAATTGGTGGTGCATCTAGATTATTCAAATATTTTGTGATAAAATTTATGCCAAAAGAAATTATATCATATGCAGATCGATGTTATAGTAAAGGTGATTTATACCTTAAATTAGGATTTATTTTGAGTAAAAAAACAGAAGTTAATTATTTTTATATTGATAATAATTTAAATAAATTAAATAGATTTAATTTTAGAAAAGATATTTTAGTTAAAAATGGATATGATTCTAAAAAGACTGAATTTGAAATCATGGATGAGTTGGGATACTTAAGAATATTCAATTCTGGAAACTTAAAATTTTTATATAAACTATAGTTTAATTTTTTTATATAAAATAAAAAGAATTTTAAAGATGACTGCTGCGGAAAAAAGAGAGAAAATATCTGAATTAAAGAAAAAAATAGAAGAGACACAAGCGGATTATGATAGAGCAAAAGCGATGCAACTTGCTCTAAAATTAGTAATTAATGGTACATATGGTGCTTTTGCACATCCAAAATTTGTTCTATCAAATTCACATATTGCAAATGCTATTACGGCTATGGGCCGTGACGTAATTCAGTATATGCTCAAAAAAATTGAAAAATATTTTTATAAAGAGTGGCATTTAGATATTGATGCACATAAAAAATTAGGAATAGAATATATTGCCGAAAAAGAAGGCAAATATTACTTATTAAATAGGGATGGTGAGAATATTAATTATGCACATAATTCTCTTGATGAATTAATAACTAAACTTAATTTTTTGAGATCAGATCTAAAAGAAGATAAAAAAATTGTTGAAGGTTATAATGTATTATTTCGTAGAGATATACATGATTTTTCTAATGTTGAAAAAATACTAACTGATTCACCTATAACTATTTACGGTGATACGGACAGTTTATATATTTCATTTCAACCAATGATAGATTCTTGCGGATTCAAAGGTGATGAATTAGATTTCATTCTACATCTTGATAGAGTTATTATTAAAAAATTATTTAATACTTATTTAGATGAATATGCTGCTAAATTTGGTGTAAAAAATATACATGATTTTGAACTTGAAACTATTAATAGATCAGCTCTACATATTCAGAAAAAGAATTATATTAATAATGTGGTTTGGGAGGATGGAATTTTCTATGAAAATTTAAGTTATTTTTATCCAAAAGGTGTAGAAATTGTTAAATCATCTACACCACTTTTTGTTAGAGAAAATATTTATGAGTTTTTAAAATATATTTTTGCAAATCCTAATAATCTTAATATTAGAAAAATACTTTTACTTGTAAAGGATTTGAAAAAACAATTTATGATGGCTGATATTGAAGATATTAGTATGACTACAAGTTGTTCTAATTATTCATCTAAAATTATAGATGATGTTACTGGTGTTGTTACTGTTAAAGGTGCTCATTTTGGAGTTAAAGCGTCTGCTTTGCATAATTATCTTTTAAATAAGAATTCTGAATATAAAATTAAATATGATAATATTAGAGGTGGTAGAATAAAATATTATTATTGCAATCATCCTAAGAATAATGTTTTTGCCTATATGAGAAGTATGCATCCATATGAAATAGTTGAAAAAGAAGGTGTTAAAATAGATTATGATGAACAATTTGATGTTTGCATGTTAAGTGTAATAAATAGATTCATTGAACCAATTGGACTTCCAACCATAAATAAGAGATTATCTGTATTAAATTCAATATTTCAAATATGAGACCTGATTGGCACAAAAATTATTTATATTTGGATGTTGTTGGTGCTGGTAAAATCGAAATATCTAAATCTAATGAAGTACGATGCGGTGGTAAAACTGGTTTTAGTTTTGGTGTAGAATGGGGTCAACATGGTTACACTGGTGGACTTCTTTCAAAAGAAGAAGCAATCAGATTAGCAGAATATATATTACAGAAATGTAAACCAAAATCGTTAAGAAGAATTAAATTAGAAAGAATAAATTCTGTTTTATAAATTATACTTTTGAGTAGAATTTGCTAATGAAATTAATTTTTCCATTTTTTCACCATCTAAAGTTAAAGTTCTCAAATATGCATTAAATTGGTCTACTACTTTATCATCAATCTCATACCATCTATTATCTAAATTATCCCATCCTTCTATCATTGGTACATTTTCAGCAACAACCACTTGACCATCACCGTCGCATTCTCCACATCTAATATCACATTCACCACCACACTCATCACAATCTACGTCACCATTACCGCCACATTCATCACATTTTTCACCTTCATCATTTTCACCACTACCACCACATGCAGGACAAGATTTACTTCCAGAGCCGCTACATTCAGGACATTCTTCTCTTCCACTGCCGCTACAATTTGAACATTCTTCAACGTCATCATCAAAATCGAGGGTAAAAGACTGAATAATTTGTAATGCTTTTTTTCCAACCTCTAATATTTCATCCATTTTTAATTCTTTAAACATTTCTTCGAAATCATTGTGTAAATCTATATTATCATAGGATCCGAAACCTTTTGTTCTAGAACTTGCATAACCATTATCAAAGTATTGACTATGGCCACCATTACCAACTTGATAATTATAACTGGCTAAATACATTGCAAATTTAGGTAATTCACCATAAGTGCTAGATACCCAGTCGATAAGTTTATCATAAGACAAATTACTATTTTTTTGCCACTCATCATATAATATATTCAATATTCCTTGAAAAACATGGCCTTCAGCAAAATCTGAATCTTCTATCAATTCTTCTTTTAGTTTATGTTCATTACGCTGAACCCATAGTGATATTGAGTTTTCAATTGACTCAAATAGTTCGTTTAATTTTTTTAAGTGTTTCATAAATTGTATTTTTTTATTGAACCAGGAAGTTCTTTATTTCCAGTGTTTCTATAAATCTCTAACCATTCTATAATTGCTTCTTCTTCTTCATTCATAAATCTCCATTGTCCATAATTTTGCTCTTTATAATCAGGTTCATCATCCCAACGAATATCGAAATCTTCTTCTCTTAAGGCATCAAATTCATCCTGTGTAACTGTAATAATATTACCTTCAGGATAGCCAATCAATTCATATTGATATTTGAGATTTTCAAATATTTTAAATTTAGTTATCATGTTTCTATATATAAAAATTGAGAAAGAAAAAAATATATATACAAGATATGGAAACATCTAATATTATAAAACAGGCAAAATCTGATATATTCAAAGAATTATATACTATAATTAATTTTTATATTAAAAGGGGCGCTAAGCCGGTATCATTAAAAAAATATTATAAAAATAATAAGAGATTTTCTGACCTTTTAGAAGATATTAAAAATAAAGGTGTCAATTTAGTTGAAGATGAAAAAGAGTATCAAAAATTAGTTAGAGTAATACTTAACGATATGTTAGATGATTTTATTGCAAAAGAAAAAGATAAAAAAGAAAATAAAAATATGAAACACATTAAAGAATTTAATTCATTTGAAGTTGAAAATGAATCACTATTTGAATCATACTATGACGATGATGATGACGAATTCAGTTTAAGATCTTATTATTTAAATAAGCTTCAGGATTTCAATAGAAGATTTCAAAATGTAAAGACAGATGAAGAATTGATAGCATTGGAGAAAGATGTAAATGAATTTGAAAAAAAATCTAATTTGGAAGAAATAGAAGGTGAGTGGAGTGATTTTAGAGTATATCTTGATAGAAAGAAAGAAGAAATGTTGATTCTTGAATTCAAATATGATGAATTAAACAATTTGTTAAAAGAATTTAAAGAAGCAAAAACTGAATCTGCTTTAGAATCAGTTATGAATAAAATGAAACAATTGGCAGAATCAAAATCGGAAGATATAGAATTTATGAAAGAATTCGTCAAATTCATAACTATTTACAATAATAACATTGAGAAGGTTCTAAAAAAAATAGGCAAAAAAAGAAAATAATATGAAAGAAGCATTAAATATAACCAAATTTACTGAATGGAGTCCCCTTAATGAATTTCAGATTCCTAATGTTAAATTAGATGAGTTTTTATACAATATCAAATTGGCTGGTTCTAAATATATTAAAACTCTTATTGATTATTATAAAAGTTATGAACAGTATATTGATCTAATGGATAAGAAAAAACATCTCTATAAAATTAATGATATGAGTGGTGATATTCTTGGAACGGAAAGAGTAGTTTTTAAATGTCAGATTTTTGATAAAGAAGATATTGAAAACATCAGAGAAAATTTGGTAACTTTTGCATTATCAGAATTTTATGGAGATATTCCGGATTCATTAAATGTTTTTGGTATTATGATGAAGCCTTTATCATTTATAGATAAAGAAGCATTAAAATTTTCATTTCAACAAACCATAACTTTTGACACCACATTAAATGTCATTTCAACTTTAAATGAAATGACATATGAAAATGAATTTAATGGTTATTATATTTGGAGTGATAAAAATAAAAAATAATTTATAAATATGAAATCAATAAAAACATTTGGAGAACATGCAATAGTAAATTTAAAAGATACTAAAGATAATTGGTCTGCTGAATATCATGTGAATGCTAAAAAGGGTAAAAAACCATTTGTTAAAAAATATGGTATTTATAGTGAAGTTAAAACTAAAACTATTCCAAAAAATGCAGAATATTTAGATCCTGAAAGAGTTGAAAAATATAACGAATTGGCAAAAAAAATTGAAGAATTAAAAGACCAATTAGATAGTATGCAATTATAAAAAATAAATCGAAATAAAAAAAGATTACTATATTAAATAAAAATAAATCGAAATAAAACTAATGAAAGTGAATCTTAGAGAAATAAGAAATTATAAATTATTTTGTTTAGAACATGCAATTTCTTTAGACAGATTAACGAAATATGACAATTTTTTATCTGATAATATTACTTTTGAAAGAGAATTAGAAGAATTAAATATAATGATTAATGATATTAAAACCGAAATAAAAAAAATAGAATATTTTGATGTTGATTTAGAATCTGAGAAAAGTAATATTTGGAGGTATACTTGTCATTTTTCATTTTATATAACCGGTATTATTCGTAAAATAAAGAAAAAAGTAGATAATAATAAAAACGAAAAACTTATTAAAATAGTTTATCCTGAAGGATTTATAAGAAGTTTATATCCTAAAATTGAAATAGAAATTGATAATTTTAATAGAATACATATAGGAGAGATTGCAGAGATATTAAAAAATATTGGTGTAGGTAAAAAATGTTATAAGACAATGATTAAAGAATTAGATTATATATCATCAGATAGTATAGATCGAACAAAAGATGCTGAACTAGTATGGAAATCTATAATTAAAGATAAAAATATTTATTCTTTTGTCTGTGGTGAAAGAATTATTAGTTTTTCTATAGATTATGATTACCAAAAAATAATGAAATTATTAAAAGATTTTTTCAAATATGAATTAATAAACACGCCAGATGATATAATACTTGATGATGATTTTGAAGAAAAATATAAAATAAATAAAATAGAATGATAGAAAAAGACATGCAAGTGAAAGAGTTATATGAATTAAAACATATGAACGATGATATTCAAACTGGATTTGATTACGAAGATGGATTGCTTAGAACCTCCTTTTCTAATGTAATGTTCCAGAACGAGAATACAAATACATTTTTGAATAAATTGAAATCTCTTTTAATCTATACAATTGAATCAAATTTGGTTGCAAGAAATTGGTTCAATTATACTGTTAATAAATATTACAATAAACATAATAATTAAATTGATGCAAAAGAAATATAATTTTTAAAATTAATATATAATAAAAATAAATAAAAATAGTATGACACTTAAAAAATACAACCAGTTTCTAAATGAAAAAGCAGAATCAGAATTCAATGAATTTGCAAAAATTTTAGATTTTTTTAAAAATACTCCAACAGAAGATATTATTGAATTTAGAGATTTATTAGAAGAATTATCATTAGCAAATGAAAGTTTAACTGAGGGTTTATTTACGGATATGATAGATAAACTTAAACTTAAATTTAGAAATATAGTTGATGATAGAATTTGGAAGTATCTTATTAATAAGAAAAAAGATTTTTATGTTAATTTAATAGATAAAATGAATATCTTTGATTTAACTTCATTAGATGATATTTATAAAAATTATCCTGGTTTTAAATTAGAAGCTTTATATTTAGCTGGTGGCATGGATAAAGCTAAAGACGTTGGTGCTGGCTGGAGAATAGTTGTAGAAAATGAATTTGAAAAATATCCAGGCAAAGCAACCGGACTTCCTGAAATTGATCTTAAGGAATTTGGTACTGTTGAACCAAAAAGAGTAGTTGATGGTATTTATTTAGACCAATTTATTGAAAATCCTTCAAAGACTAAAAAATTATATGATAAACCATTAATTCTTAATCCAGTTAGAAAAGAGGTGGATAGAACAAAAGATCAAGATTTTAATATAGCTGCTAAACAATATAAAACATTTGCTTCAGAAACTGAACCTGAAGAATACGAACCAATGATAACACATATTAGAAAAACTTTATCAACTAGTATTGAACCTGGTGATGAACATTTAGTTAGATTGTCAGATAGTATTGTTTTAGGTCTAAATACTGCAGCTGCTGCTGGAACCTATGGTGAATTACAAACACAATCATTTATGAATAAACCTATATTTGTCTATATGACAGATGAAAAATGGTCATTCTCTGATTTTAGTATGTGGTCGTTCCCACATTTTTCAAAGTTAGCTAGAAATACTGATGAAATGAAAGTTTTGGTGGCAACTATTATGAATTATGTCTAAATTTCTTAAAACATACGAGAATTATTTAAAAGATAAGTTAGAAAGCTTAAAGAAATTAGTGAAAGTAGTTAGTTTTATGGAAAAGAATAAACTAACTACTTTTATTATGGCTTTTGAGACCAATGGCGGTATTCTTTTTAATGATATTACCAAAAAAGATGATGGTAAATATTATTTAGAATATGAATCCGGATACGGTCCTATTGGTCCTTCTGGTCGTCGTAAAGTTCTTACTCACGTTGAAGAATTATCTGTAGTGCCCGATAATGTTATAGAAGATTTAATGAAAAATTGGGAAGACATATCATCTATAGAAAGATTGTTAGAATTAGGCTTTAGTGATATACAAAGTCTTATTAATATATATAAGGCTAATAAAAAACCTATTAAATTTAATACTTGGATGTTCGGTATGCTGGTTGAAAGTGATTTACAAAAAGAAGCTAATAAATTTGAATTTCAAAATGTGCTTTTTTCAACTCATCCAGAAGCATTTGAAGTTTTTGCTGATGAATGTCAAGATGGTTTAGAAAGATCAAAAGAATATAATTTTGAACCCTTAAAATTACACCCAAGAACAAAGATAAAATTTAAAAAATTGTATGATAATTGGATTCTAAAACAAAATGCTAAAAAATATAATTTATAACTCCTCGACGAATCTTGCGATATCAATGTCCATCAAAAAAAGAGTAGTTATTTGACTACTCTTCTTCTTTTAAAAGGTTATTAATCTTATATTTTCTTTCTTTTTTAATATCTTTATACTTAAAAACTACATCATCACGTTCAATTTCCTTATCAAAAAATACATCTATATGATTTTTACCAATCGTAATAGTACCTAAATACCCAGGCTCACGTTTTATATCCATAAACATATCCTCAGGTATAAAATCCCAATCTAAGTATTCTAAAGCTTTTGGATTTATACAGATATAATCAAAGTTATATTTCTCAAATAATATTTTAATTTCTTCCATCATATGATCAAACTATTTATCTTCTTTAATTTATTTCTTCTTTTAATATGACTTTATTATCATCTAAATTTTCAAATTCTTTATTATTTTGCTCTATCATATTTGATAGATGCTTCATTTTATTTTTCCGAATTTCTTTAATATCTTCTTCACTTTCAAGCCACTCTATTTTTGTAGAATCAACCAATGATTCGAAATGATTTCTAACGTAATTAGTTACATTTTCTTTCTGAGGTCCAATTTCCGAATGTGTCCAAATAATATCTATATAAAGAAATTCAATTTTACTTTTACCGTTTTTATATTTATCTAGTTCTTTAACATAAACTAAAACATCAAAGTCAAATTTTTTCTTATTAATATTAGTAAACGTTAATTGAGATTTATAGTAACCTTTTCTTAATTTTGAATCTTGTTTTAACTTATTGAATTCATTTACGAGACTTTCATATTTCTCTTTGTAAGCAGAATGCTCCAATGTATTCTGTTTTAATGATTCTAATTTAGAAACTTTGAGAGCTAATTCTGAGTATTTAGCATTCGCCTTTTTATTTTCAGAAGATAGAAAAAAATTGTTTACGAACATCATAAAAACAATCACAGACAATATAACAATGGTGGTAATCATAATTTATAATTTTTAGTTATACAAAGATAATAAAAGTTATAATATAAAAAAAATTTTAATATAAATCTTCACTAGTTAATTTATAATCATCCTCTGTTGATATGAATTGTTCAGCTCTTATCGCAATCTTACTGGCTTCTGCTCTATCAACAAATCTATTATATGAAGTCAGAAACCCTTGTATTTGTTTTATTCCAGATTTTGGTGCTAAGTTATGAGTTAAAACATTATAAATAGCAAGACAATTAGCATGTCTCAATCCTGCAATAACATATCCGGTGAATATATTTCTAGGTTTACAATGTGGATTTTCATACTTTTTTTTATCATCAAACCATATGGCAGAACAAACAATATACTCCGCATTTAAGTTCATTTCTTTGCTGGTTTTATCATCATCAACATTCTTTTACCTTCTAATTTTGGCATATATTCAGGTATACCAATACCAGTAAGCTCTTCTGCAAATTTTAATAGTACCATTTCACCTTTTTCTTTATAGGTAATCTCTCTTCCTTTAAAAAATACAGATACTAAAACCTTATCATTATCATTCAAAAACTTCTTAGCATGAACTAACTTGAAATTAAAATCATGATCATCTGTATTAGGTGTCATTCTAATTTCTTTAATTTCGGATTGATTTTGCTTTTGTTTTTTCTTCTGCTCCTTCTCTTTTTTCTTCTTGTCATACAGAAATTTCTGATAATCAATAATTTTACAAATTGATATACCACCATTTGGCTTTGAAATTTCTACCAAATCTAATTCCATTTCTCTTGCCATTTTTAAAGCTAACTTAGTGTCAATCACACCATTTTCGATATTATCACCTACTAGTCTGATAGTTTGTTCACTAAGTAATCTACCATTAATTCTGTGCTGAATTTCTTCTTTCCTCATTTAACCTTTTATTTTTTAATTTATTTTTATAAAGTATTTATATTTTTAAGTTTTTCTTTACGAACTTCTTTTATATAATACGTTGACATTTCACTTATTGCTGAATTTAAAATTATATCTTCTTTTTTATTTATTACTTCTTCATTTTTATTTTTCAAATGTTTTTTTATTTTTTGTACATATATCCATAATTTAGTATTATAAAATATATAATATCTTCCAATATTAAAAATAAAATCATCTTTGGTTTTGAATTCAATTTTATTGTTGAATTGAAAATCATCTATTATAAATTTATTACCATTGATATTTGGACTAATGAAATTTAATGAACCATCTCTATACCATGAATCTATATCATTATCAACTGATAAGAAAAACATTTTTAATATTTCTTCTTTATGTCTCATTTTTTTTATTTTTATAAAGTATTTATACTTTTAATTTTTTATTTAATTTCTGTTAGAGAGGTTTTAGGAATATTATCATAAGTATAAAACGAATCAATGTTCGGAAATTTTGGATCTATGTATAATTTAATTTTATTAACAAGTCTCATATCCACTTTAAATATAATAGGTTTAATTAAATTCTCAGAGAAAGATTTAGCATCATCTAAGCTATCAAATAAATAAATTCTTTCTGGATGATTGTCAATTTGCTTTCCACTTTTTGATACAATTCCTTTTTGAAGAATCGAATTTCTATGATTCCATTCAGTAACATGATACATATAGATTTTAATTCCATTATCTTCAAAATCATACTTTTTATTAAAATATATTATTAAATTTTTATTATTCATATATGAAGATACATCAATACCACTTATATGCTTCTCATTATTATCATCATACCATAATGAAATATAATAGCCTGTTAAATTTAATAAAGAATAAAATTCATCATATAATTTTTTATCTTTCTTTACTTGTAATTCTAATTTTACTGCATCTGAATTTGTAGTAATTGAAAAAATTATATTATATCTATTCAATAAATCTGACATTTTTTCAGCAAAAATAGTGTATGAAACTGATATAATTAATCCTTCTTTAATTATATCATTATTGTCTTTTAATAGTTTGTCAATTAAAAAATTATCGTAGGTTAAACTTTTCATGTTTTTTTATATTGTGTATAAGGTTTCTTACTATTCTGTGGATATAATGAAGAACCTAAATATAATTTGTCAAATAAATCATTGCTAAAGTAATTAAATAATTTTAATTTATTATAAGATATTTTCAATCTCATTAATATATTGTTCATTATCCATAAAATACGGAATTCTTAATAATTTTATATTATTATTAAAACAATATTCTGTTTTTATTTTATCTTTTTCTTTTATTTCATTGAATGTTTTATCACCACCAAAAAATTCTATTGATTTAAAGTGTTGTATTCCGTCATATTCAATACAAGTATTATAATTTGGTATATAAAAATCAAATTGAAGTTTCTTTTTAAATTTACATTCTTTAAAAGAATATTGTCTGTGATATTTAAGACATTTTTCTTCTAATATCCGTTTTATTTGATTTTCGCCTTTTGATAAATTACAAATTGGACAATTTTGTCCATTTATATGATGATTTGGTGTTTGCTCAAATATTCCGTGCTTAGAACATATAATTTTAATTTTTAAATTTGCTTTTTTATACTCTGATAAAGAATAATCATATTTATTATCATGAATTTCATTTGCTAATTTTATGAAATCTTCTGTTGTTCTATTTTTACCAGCACATTTTGGACAACCTTGTTTATGTCCAATATGTAAATTAGGTGATTGTTCAAATTCTCCATGTATAGAGCAAATTAATTTAACTTTCTTTTTGCCATTAATATAATTAACTAGTGAATAATCATACTTATCATCATTTATAATTTTAGATTTTCTTATAAATTCATCAGTTGTTAATTTTTTCATACCTGAACATTTAGAGCATCCGATACCTTTCAGATGAGACCCCGGTAATTGATTAAAGTCTCCGTGATCAGGACAAGTTATTGTAACCTTTGTTATAGAATTTATAAAAATGGTCTTATCATATATAAATTTATTATTATGTATATTTTTTGATTTTCTAATAAAATAATCTGTATTCATAATGTGTCCAGAACAAAATGGACAATTTTGTCCTTTTAAATGATTATTTGGTGTTTGCTCAAAAATACC